ATCCAGAAGCTCGTGATGAGGACGGTAGCCGAGTCCGGCGAGGCTCTCATCCGGCGGCGCTGGCGGCGCCCGGAGGACGGGTTCTCGCTCCCTATGCAGCTCCAGGTGCTCGAGCCCGACTACCTCGACACCGAGCGCCACCTGCAGCAAGGGGTCCAGGGCGGCCCCATCATCCGGGGGATCGAGTTCGACGCCATCGGCCGGCGCGTCGCCTACTGGCTCTTCGAGAACCACCCGGGGTCGGACCTCGGCCCGAGCTCGACGAGTCGCCGGGTGGACGCCCGCGAGATCCTCCACGTCTACGACCTCGAGCGCGCGGGCCAGGACCGCGGCGTTCCGTGGCTCGCAGCTGCGATCGTCAACCTGAAGGACTTCGACGAGTTCGAGGACGCCACGCTGGTGCGGCAGAAGATCGCCGCGTGCTTCGCGGCCTTCGTGACGGACCCCGAGGGCGGCGCCGTCGGTTCGCTGGGCGAGACGGATGCGAGCGACCCGCTCGTGGAGACCCTCGAGCCGGGCATGATCCAGCGCCTCCCCCTGGGGAAGGACATCAAGTTCGCGAACCCTCCCGCCACGACGGAGGACGGCTTCAGCGCGCGGACCCTGCGCCGGATAGCAGCTGCGATCGGCGTCACCTACGAGGACCTGACCGGCGACTACTCCCAGGTGAACTTCTCCTCCGCGCGGATGTCCCGCATCGCGCACTGGGGGAACGTCTACGACTGGCAGTGGCACCTGATGGTCCCACAGTTCTGCGACCCGGTGTGGTCATGGGCGATGGAGGCGGCGGCGCTGTCCGGCCTGATGTCGGCCACGAGTCCGGCTCCTCGTGCCGAGTGGACCGCGCAGCCCATGGCGATGACCGATCCGGATAAGGAGGCCCGCGCCAATGTGGTGATGGTCCGCTCCGGCCAGAAGACGCTCTCCCAGGTCATCCGCGAGCAGGGCGGCGATCCCGATGCGCAGCTGAAGGAGTACGCCGAGGACCTGAAGAAGCTCGACGACAAGGGGATCTGGCTCGACACCGACCCTCGGCGGGTGACGCAGTCCGGCCAAGGTCAGCAGCAGCCGGCCCCTCCCGATGCCCCTGCCGAGCCGCCGCCGGCACCGGAAGATCCTGCAGCTCCGGCTGATGACCCAGGGACAAGGGCGGCGCGTGCCGTCTCGGAGGGGATGGCTGCCGGATTCGCGGGCATCGCCGAAGCCCTGGCGGCCCCGCGCCGCGTGCAGCTCGACGTGAGCGGCGGGGACTCGCTCGGCAAGACCACGACCATCACGAAGGAGGGGTAGCAGGTGGCCATCACGACCGGACTCACCGCGGCATCGAACCAGGCTGCCGCCAACGCCATCTGCGGCAGCGGCGACACCATCAAGGCGGTCCTCCTCAAGGTGGGCGCCACGGGGACCTACGACTCCGCGTACAGCACGGCCTACGCCGCCGGCATGGGTGGCGACGAGTGCGCCACGGCCGCCGGCTACACCCAGGGCGGGGTGACGCTCGGCACCAGGACGGCCGGCCCCACCGGCGCCCAGGGCTGGGTGGACTTCGCGGACGCGGTGTGGACCGCCGTCGGCGCGCTCTCCGCCATCGGATGCGGGATCTGGAACGTCACCCAGTCGCGGTGGGTCGGGTTCATCGACTTCGGCGGGACGAAGACGGCGACGGACGCCGCCTTCACCGTGCAGATCCCGGGCGACGGCGGCAACGGCCTCGTGCGGATCGGCTAGGCCATGGGCGCGCAGGGGACTGCGGAGGTCGACTTCGGGGCCTTCCCGGGTAAGTCGGACGCTTCGGTCGTCGTGACGGGGCAGACCGGCATCGTGGCCGGTTCCCTCGTCGAGGCGTGGATCCGTCCCGCGGACACCGCCGACCACCTCCACGACGAGCACCTGGTCGAGTCGATCCGGGTCGTCGCCGGGAGCATCGTGGCCGGTACCGGGTTCACCATCTACGCCTTCAACACCTCCCAGCTCGACGAGCCCGCCGCCGACGAGCAACTCCTGGGACGAACGTCCGTGGGGGCGAACACGGGCCGCGGACAACTAAGCCCCGGAGAGAGCGCCGACCTGGCAGGGGTAGGCGGAGGCAAGGGAACCCGCATCTTCGGGCTCTGGGCCGTTTCTTGGGTGTGGAACTAGGAGTCACACATGGCGATTCAGGGACAAGGTAGCGGAGGAGTCGTTGCCGAAGTAGATGGGACCACCTTCCGGGCGTGGCGGTTCACCCCTCGTCCGGTCGACCACGGCGCGCTCGGCGCCTACTGCGTCGGGCTCCGGTCCGGAGTGATAGCCGCCGCGCTCGGAGCCAACAGCGAGATCTTCCAGTTCCGGTGGTCGGACGGGACTCGATACGCGGTGGTCCGAAAGATCAGAATCCACGCTGCGGTCTCGACGACCTTCTTCGCGGCGGGTGTGCCGCTCCAGGTCGACCTCCTCAAGGCGACCGGATGGAGCGCGGCGGGTTCCGGCGGAACTCGGGCCACCCCGGCGGCACTCCTCAAGCGGCGCAGTTCCATGGGGTCCACCCTGGTGGCTGCGAACGACATCGGGATCGCGTCCACGGGCGCGCTCACCGCCGGGACAAAGACGCTCGAGACGCTCGCGCTGGGCTCCATCGTCGCCGCCTGTCCCATCACGGCATCGCTCTACGGCCAGATCATCGCGCCGGGGACCATCCTCTGGCAGGCCGAGGTTGGGGACGGCGAGCACCCGCTCGTGCTCGCCCAGAACGAGGGATTCGTGATCACGGTCCCGGGCATCCCGGCCACCGGGACGTGGATGGCTGGGGTCACAGTGGACTGGGCCGAGGTCAACGCCTACTAGCGCGGGAGCTCTGTGTCCCTCCTGCTGTCACAGACCGGAGGCGGCGGAGGCGGTGCGCCCGTAACCGTCGCCGCGGCCGGCCTGGCCGCCACGGCCGTCCTCTCAGGCAGGTCGACCGCCGCGCTTGCTGTCGGGGCGCAGGTCGCATCTACCGCGGCGGTCTCCGGCAAGGCCGCGGCGCAGGCGAAGGCGGGCGCGCAGGTAGCGTCCACCTCGGCGACCTCGGCGAAGGCTGCCGGCCAGGCCAAGGCGTCGGCGCAGGCCGCCTCGAGCGCGGTGGTCTCCGGGAAGGGGACCGGCCAGGCGAAGGCGGCCGCGCAGCTGGCCGCCGCCGCGGCCGCGTCGGGGAAGGGGACGGGGGCGGCCAAGGCCGGCGCCCAGCTCGCCGTCACCGCGTCGGTGGTCGCCAGGGTCCAGGGAAGCGCCGCCGTGACCGTGGTGGCGGGTGGCCTAGCCAGCGCCGCCCAGCTCGCGGGCCGGCCGGCGACCGGCGCAGGGGTCGGCGCCCAGCTCGCCGCCGGGAGCGCCATCGCGGGGAAGGCCACCGGAGCGGCAGCTGCCGGCGCGGCGCTGCCCGCCCCTGCCACTCTGGCCGCCGCGGTAGCCGTCGCCACGCCTGCCCTCGTCCCCGCGCCAGGGCTGGCCTCTGCGGCGGTCCTGACGGCCTCCGTGAGATCCGCCGAACTTCCGGCTCCACCTCCTGGTGGTGGTCTCGCCCGGGTGGGATCCATCCTCCGGCGGTCCCCACCCGAACCCCGCAAGCCCCGGAAGAAGAAGCGCACGCCGTGTAGCATCGTCTCGATCCCTCTCGCTGCGCGGTCAGGCCTGGCTTCGGCCAGGGTGACCGGAGGGGCCTCGGCTGCGGTCCCCGGCCTGACATCTCGGAGCGAGATCAGCGGGGGGGCGCGCGGGAACGCCACCCACCCATCGCCCGCCCTCTCCTCCTCGAGCGGCCTGTTCGTACAGGCGGCAGCCAAGGCCCGCGTTTTCGTCCCAGGCCTCTGTTCGCGGAGCCGAGTGGCTCCCGTCGCGGTGACGGTGATCGACGGCCGTCTCAGGGCCCAAATCTTCTTCGCCGCCATCGACGCTTGACCTCCCCCGGGCCCGGTGCAACCAGGATGGAGATGGGACGACAGACCCACGCGGCAGTGGAGCAGGCGCGAGACGTTCCGCCACTCTCCCTGCGCGCGCAGTTCGAGCCGGCGACCCTCAACGAGGAGCTCCGCACCGTCGAGCTCATCTGGACCACGGGCGCGCGGGTGCTCCGCGGCTTCTTCGAGACCTTCTGGGAGGAGCTCTCCCTCGACCCGAAGCACGTCCGCATGGGTCGGCTCAACAACGGCGCCCCCCTCCTCGACTCCCATGACCAGCGCTCCGGCGTCTCCGCGGTGCTCGGCGTGGTCGAGTCGGCCCGCCTGGCGGACGGCAAGGGCACGGCGGTCGTCCGCTTCGCGAAGAACGACCCGGCCGCCGACGCGGCCTGGAACAAGGTTCGGCAGGGGATCCTCCAGAACGTCTCGGTCGGCTACCGCATCTACAAGGCGGTGAAGACCGAAGAGGTCACCGACAAGGTGCCCGTCGTCCGGGTGGAGGACTGGGAGCCCTACGAGCTGTCGATGGTGCCGATGGGTGCCGACGACGGTGCCGGAGTCCGAAGCGTCACCCAGACCACGAATCCCTGCGTTTTCCAGAGCCTCTCAGCACAAGGAGCAACCGCAATGTCCGACAAGACCGCCGCCCCCACCACCGCCGCCACCGACTCGGTCGAGGAGGCGACTCGCCAGGCCGCATCGCAGCGCGAGGCCCGCGCCGAGGCGAACGCCGCAGCCATCGCGCGCGCCACCTCCGAGGCTCTCACGCAGGAGCGCGCCCGGGCCACCGAGATCCGCTCGATGTGCCGCGTCGCCGAGCTGGGCGACGAGCACGCCGACAAGATGATCAAGGACGGCGCGAGCGTGGAGGTCGTCCGCAAGGCCGTCTTCGAGCACCTGGCCGCCCGCAGCGACGCCTCGGCCTCGTCCGGCCACGTCTTCGCGCTGGGCGAGGACAAGCGTGACAAGTTCATCCGGGGCGGCGTCGCCGCCATCATCCAGCGCTACGGCCACGCCGACACGGTCGGCCGCGCGATGAAGACGGAGCGGTTCGCCTCGCAGTTCCGCGACGTGTCCCTCGACGCCGGCGAGTTCGCCGGGATGAAGGTCCTCGACCTGGCCCGCGCCAGCCTCGAGCGCCAGGGCGTCTCCACCCGCGGCCTCCACGGCGACGCCCTCGTGAAGCGCGCCCTGCAGTTCCGCGGCGACGCCGGCATGAACACCACCTCCGACTTCTCGATCCTCCTCGAGACCGCGGTCAACAAGATCTTCCTCGGCCAGTACGCCATCGCGCCGGTGACCTGGCGGCGGTGGTGCGGCGTGAAGTCGGTCCAGGACTTCCGCACCTCGACCTTCTACCGGCCGGGCAGCTTCTCGGTCCTCGACACGGTGACCGAGGCCGGCGAGGTGAAGCACAAGAACATCCCGGACGGCTCGAAGGCCACCCTCACGCCGGCCACCAAGGGCAACATCATCGGCATCAGCCGGCGCGCCATCGTCAACGACGACATGGCCGTCTTCCGCGACCACGCCGCGCAGCTGGGCGACGCGGCCGCCGCGACCGTCGAGGCCGACGCCTTCGCCATGATCACCGCGAACAGCGGCCTCGGCCCGACCCAGTCGGACAGCCAGCCGCTCTTCCACTCGAACCGCTCCAACATCGGCGCCACCGGCGCGATGTCGGTCACCACCCTCGACAGCGCCCGGGCGAAGATCAAGCTGCAGAAGGACGTGTCGGCCAACCGCTACCTCAACCTGACCCCGCGCATCTGGCTGGGCCCGGTGGAGCTCGGCGGCCTCGCCCGGCAGATGAATGCCTCGCAGTTCGACCCCTCGAAGACGACGAACATCCCGAACATCGTGAACGGGCTCTTCGCCGACGTGATCGACGTGGGCCAGCTCTCGGCCTCGAGCGCCACCAGGCACTACCTCCTGGCGGACC